CGGTGGTCAACGTCCGATATCATGATTGCGCAAATGCTCAGCGCCGCATCGGTGATTTCAATCCGGTTATGCCCGCCGGAACTGATCAGGACGAACGGCAGAATCAGTTTCAGTTGATCGAACATCATGGGGGACAGCGTAGTCGTCGTGCCGCCGATCGTGATCTTCGCCGTGGTTTCCTCGTCCATCGGCTTACTCCGCGAACGAGAGGTAGCCGATATTGCCGCTATCGTCGGCAACGGCGGTGAAGTCCATTTCAGGAACTGTCCAGTCATCCTTGGTAGCGAACGACAGTTTCGCCGATCCGCACTTGTTCAGCACCAGAGTGCGTGATTTCCCCCGAAATTTAGTGGTGAACGCGGCCTTCCAGGTCGGCACCGAGCCTTGATCCTGGTTGATCAGGGCCATCGTGTAGCCACCGGTGCCGGTGTATTCATAGCAGAACTTGACCGGCGCACCGGCATCAGCCGCGGCGAAGGTATAAACGCCGCCCGCGCCCTGCGAATATTGCGCCGCGGCTGGTCCCGGGGCTGGGGGCACCTGGGAAATAAGGCCGTTTCCATTCTGGTAAACGACGCCCAGATCCTGCGCGAACGTCGCCCCGTTCGCGACCGTGATCGTGTAGGGCGCGGCAGCAGGAACAGTCCCAAGCTCATCCAGGGAAATCAAGGTCTGACCGGTGGTCACGGCCTGCCCGAAATACAGGCTGTTCCAGGTCGCCGCGTTAATCTTGGCGAAGCTGGCCTTCCCCGTGATCTTGAACTTGCCGCGCGCCAAATCGAGCGAGAACGACTGCGATCCCCCCAATTCCTTCAGGTCACCGGAAAATTCAATTTGGACCTTCTCCAGTGCGCCAAGCTGGACGGGCGTCGCCGTTCCAGCGGGCAACCCCTGTGGGATGCCGAACATGCGGCCAACGCCGAAACCAACCTGCATTACAAGCTCCTGAGAAGTGCGTCGCGCAACGCCGGCAGCGCCGCGCAGAGATGATTGAAGGCTGCCGTGGCCTGCGCGACGGGGCTGTTGTGAATGTGGACCGTCATCCATTCGGACAACACGTCGTTGACGATGCCGGTCTTATCGGCCTGCGCGGCGGGTGACGCCGTCACCGGCAGCACTGTTGCTGGCGCGGGGCGGATGGTTTCGTCCGCGGTGGGGGCGATGTCTTGCGTAACGGTATCCATGGCGGTGTGCGGTTCCTACGGCAGCAGCATCATGATCGGGATCACGGCGGCGGCCCGCTCTCCTTTTGGGCCTTCCCAGATCTCGATCGTTCCTTCGATCCATGCATGCTCGACCAAACCGCCAAGGGTTTGCAGATTGTCCTCCGTCCCCAATGTGGCATCCAGGAGATCGAGCAAATTGTTCAATCTGGTACTGGCCGGGGTGGCGGGATTGGGGTTGGACACATACAAAAAGACCATGGCGCCCAGCGAACGCCGCGCCGGAAAATTGACCTTCTGTTTGATTGGCTGGCGGGTCACGCTCATGAACAGCGCCGGCATTTCCGGAGCAGTTACTTCAGTCAGCAGGCGCATCTTGCGACTACAGGTCTTGAAGCCGGCGTCGCCCTTCATCGTCTCCAGCAGCGCAAATAGCGCGGCGTAGCGTTCCTCGCGCATCAGGCAGCTCCCATCACGGCCGCCAGCAGTGCCGCGCGGATCTCGTCACTCCGTTCGGCGAGTGTCGAGCGCAGAAAAGACCGTTCCGGCATGGTCACGCTCTTGGCAAAGATCATCTGACCGCCGATCCAGAACCGGAGGGCTGGGGCGGCAACTGGCACGATCACGCCGCCGTATTCATGAATCCGAGCATAAGGAACGTTGGTGTAGACCATACCAACGATCCGGTCGCCGGAACTGGAAACGTCGGAAAAGATGTGGTCGTGCAGCCGTCCCGACCGAATATTCAGGACGCCGCCTGAGAGTTTATCACCCATGACAACACCCTGCATCGCCACAGTTTGGAGTCCAACGGCCGCTTCCAGCCGCGCATGGGCACCGCCGCCGAGGGTTTCAAAGTAAGCCGTAACCTCATCGACACCGGTAACCTGGACGGCGTCGCTCATACCGGCACGACGCGGCGATACCGGGCCAGCACCCGCTCCACTTCAACGGGAATGGCCTCGTGCAAATACATCGTGTTCTGCTGGGCCATCGACTGGCTGGCCAGACCCAAATGCGCCCGGGCGCGGAATTCGATCGCCACCATCCGGGTCGCGGCCATCGCCAGATCGCGGGGGATCGTCTCGAAACCGCCCTGATAGACGATCCCGACATTCGCCGCCCCGGGGGAGAACCGCCACCCGGTCAACAGCACCCGTTTGCCGTCGTGGTACCAGCCCGGCGAGGTCGAATTGCCTGCTGGAATCACCCGGCCGTCGATCGTGACCGATGCCACACTGACGATCGGGCTGTTGCGGACGAACATGCGGGTAGCGCCGCGTCCGTCATAGGTCTCATCGTGTTGTTCCAGGGCGAACCGGCGGCCGGTTTCCCGTTCGAAGTCCGCGCTGACGCCGCTGATGACCTCCCCGATCAGAAGACCATCGGTATCGACGATCAGGTCGCCCTGGCCGGGTTCTTGTTCCAGCCAGGCCGCAACGGCCGCGAGGGTGGTAAGATCGGCCACAGCCTACTTCTTAACACGGCCCTGGAGGTCTTTGATCTGGCCTTCCAGCGCGGCGAGCCGAGGCGCCAGTCCGGCCAGCGTGTTTTCCAGCGTGGCGACCTTCTGCGCGAGGGTGTCGCCAACGGCCGGTGCCGGCGGCGCTTCGGTGCCCGGCTTGTGCCGCGTGGCACCCAGCGACAGGGCCTGATCGACATGCGCGTGATCGACCGTGAAGGCGCCGTCTTTGTCGGCTTTATAGTCCTTGTCGCCGACGTGGAGCACGGACTGGCCGTTCGCGTAGAGCTTCATAAGAGGGTCCTCAGACGTTCAAAAATGAATGGGAAACGGGCCGGCGCCTGTTCGCGCCGGCCGTGCCGCGATCAGCCGTTGCCGATGTTGGAGATCGCGCCGAAGGCGAACGGCGCGTAGTTCTGAAGCACGCCGTCGAAGTACACGCCGGACTCGAATTTACGGCTTTTCAGCGCCCAGTCGGTCGCGTTGTAATCCTGCCGCAGCAGCTTCACGAGTAATTCGTCCTGACCGGGGATCGGATACGGCAACCGGTCGGTATCAAACATCAGCGTGCCGGGCGGCACATCGGGATGCAGTTCGATCGGCAGCGATTGCGCCGCACCCATCGCGAACTTATTCAGATACGTCCGTACCAGATCACCACCGGTCAGGTTGCCCTGGTCGCTGTTGATGGTGAACCGCTGTGAACCCGTTGCGGACCCCATCAGCACTTTTTTGGTAATGTTCCGGCGTTCCTGCGAGTTGCACCAAATGCGTGTGGGCGACATCCGGCGGGTATCCCAGAACCATTGCAGCGCGGCGTCGATTTCGACCACGCCACCCTCTCCATCAGCCGTCAGCGGCGTCCCCATGCCAGCCGCGCCGGTCGGCATCGTTGCCCAATACCCGGAACCGGTTTTGGCCACCTGGGTCAGAATGCCGTCATAGACCAGGCCATTCGTGCTGTTGTCGTTGGCGCCCAGGCTGGCGGCGGTTTGCGTGCCGCCCGCGGCAGACGTGATGACCAGACTGTTGATCGTCGTGATCGCGCCCAATACCTCAGCGCCGACTGGTCCCCAGAACCACGCGTAACCGGCGGCACCGGCCGTCGGGGCGGTGAGCACGTTGAGCGCATGTGTCGCATTGCCGTCACTAGCCGTCGCCACCGTGCGATTAGCCGATGGCTTGCCGGTGCCCCCGCCGTAAGTGTCAACCGACTGGTCTGCGTTGGTCCGGGTGACCAGGCCGCGGACGCCGCTCACGACGTTACCCGTCATGAAGCCGGCGAGAGTCAGAGGCGCGACAATCACCGAATAGGTGGTGTTCGCCGCCAAAGCGCCGCCGGTGCCGACATCAGCCGCGGACGGCTGATTGCCCTGTCCGAGCGGCATGGATGTGTTGCCGCCAATATCGGTTAACTCTTCAGCGATCATCAACGCCCAGAGCAGGTTAGTGTTTGACCGCGACCGCAGATCGAGGAACCCCTTGGCCGATAATTGGGCGCCGAACGTCACAAAGTCTTCAAGTCCCATCTGGCGGAAGGCCGCCCAGTAATCCGCACTGGATGTGCTGGTGGCGCCGCCACGATTGCCGTCCGCCACGCCCGCCTCGATGCCCATCGAGTTAATCGCGGTGAATGCCTTCCAATTGGCCTGGGTGCCGCCCTCTTCGTGTATGCGGCGCGGAATGCGGTTACGAAACGGCGTGATGACCGGGAACAGGTTGGCCGCAACCTTCTCCAGGGAGAAGTTCTGCAGCCCACCGAAACCGGCGGCCGGCTGGGTAAACCCCGCGGCCTTGATCATCTCTTCCAGCCCGCCACCACTGATGGCGGCATGCACGAGAGCGATCGTATCGGCGGTAACCTGCTGTGCGAGAGTCATCTAAATCGTCCTGTTTCTGAGAAGGGCCTGGGGAACGCCGAGCGCCAGCGACATCTCGACGCGCGCCCGGTCGATACCGGCCGGCATGGCGTCCACCGCCGCACGGGCCTGATCTGTTTTCGGTGGCTCGACGCCGTCGCTTTCCTTGGAGACCGCGCGAACCGAGGCGCCGCCGGCACGCGGCAGGGCTTCCAGTTGGGTGACGCGGGCCTGAAGTGTGGCGCGCGTGGTTTCAAAGCTGGCGCGGTCGCCGGCGAATTTCGCCATGTCCTCGGTGCGGGCGGCGCGAAGCTGCGCCAGCTCACTGGCCATCGAGACGACACGGCCAATGCCGGCCGCTTTGGCCATGACATCGACGCCATCGGCCAGGACCACCATGGTGTCGTCAACCGCACCCTCGGCGGCATCCTGTGCCACCGCCAGCACCGGCAATGCCGCCACGCCCGCCATGACCCGTTGCAGCAATTCGTTGCTTTCCTCGCCGGCCATGGCGGTCAGGATCGGAATGCCGGCCCGCAGCCATGCCGCGATCTGCGCGGGCACGGTTGAGCCATCACCCTCGGACGCAGCCTCGGAGGTTACGTTGGACGCCAGCCAGCTTACGTCCTGAAGGATGCGGGCGAAGGCGCCGACCTCATCCATGCTTTTCTTCATCGGCACGATCGCGCCGCGCCAGCCGTCCGATAGCGTGGCGACGGCATCCAGTGCCTCGGCCCGGGCGATGATATGCGCACGCGTGGCCGGGCCGTCGCTGGCGCGGTCGATCGCGGTGATCGCCGCCGCCAGGTCATCTTTATTCACGATCGCGAAACTGCCGTCCGGCAGGGCTACGCCGTTCTTTGTCGCATCTCGCCGATCGGCGGCGGAGAACGCCCGTTTCTCCATCACCTCTTCCGGCGCCCGCTCGGCATCGTTGCCGAACATACGGACGATGGTCGTGGTGGGCAGCGAGAGGACCAGGCCGGCCAGGTGGCCGGGGGAAGCGCATTTCGCCATCGCCTCGACGATCGCTTCCAGGTCGGCGATCGGGGCGAAGGGAACCGCTTCCTCCATCCCGCTCGCCTTGTTCATCGTCATGAAGGTGGCGTTCGGATTGTCCGGCGCATCGACCAGGCTGAGTTCGTCCGGCCGAGCCTCGAAACGGATCTGACTGCCGGCGACAAATTTACGCATTTTGCCGCCGGGGCTGATGCCGGTGTAGAGGCCGGAAGCACAGTTTTCGAGCTCGGCATCATCCGAGATGTAAATGCCGAACAGCATGGTTTTGGCTGCGTCGTCACAATCGAACGACTTGACCATGCCGGCCGCCTTGCGGGAGTGCATCGCCCGGACATTGCCGAGGTTCGCGCCACCGGAGGCTTTCGCCATCCGCTCCGACCATGTGGTGAAGAACGGCTTGGACGCGTCATAGTCCATGACATGGCCGGATAGGCCGGGCGTCTCGTCGAGACGTGCCCAGACCATGCGGTTCGCGGTATCGACACGGGTGATCGGCATGAACGCCATGAAGCCTCCGGGATAGGAGGCCAGATTAGGCGGCGGATCAGATGGGAATCAGATTGACGTTCGGCCCCCGTAAAGGGGCGGCCTGAGGCCGGGCTGGACGTTTTCGGGTCCGATGGATGGTCCGGGCGGGCGGGCGCCGCCCTGGATACTCTTACGGCGTCTTAGGATCGTCTTAAAACTTCTGAGGGATCACGCCACTGCGAGATACGCGGCCCGATCATCCACCAGTCAACTCACGACCTTCCAAACAGCAGCGAGGCACCCGGCCAATTGTGACCGATAGAGCTTCGTGTAATTCCTCTCTTCCCCGGTCATCATTTCACCGTTGATCCGCAACACCTTCTCCACATGGTCGATCTCTCGCTGTAACACGACAGTGAGGCACCCGGCGTCCTAGACGCTGATGCAGATATTGACTTTCCGGTGTGCCATCAGGCCGCGAGCCGCATGCAGTTGGTCTGGCGGCCCGGTGGCGGCAGGAATCCGACGCGGGCGTCTCCCGTGTGCGCATGGTCCCAGATGAACCAGGCGTAGGGGATGGCGCCGCCGAGGCCCCAATCCTCGATCGGCGCGTCGAACGCGGGCGCGGACTCGCCGGGAGGGCAGTTCACCCGGGCACTGAACACCAGCACGCGGGAGAATGGCGTGGTCGGAAACCAGGCGCCGCGCTTCCGTCCTTCCAGCAGAGCCAGCCGGGCGAAGATCGCCACCTTGCGCTTGGCCAAGGTCAACGCCCGGGCGGTGAAGCCACCGATGATCCGATAGGGCGGATTGGAGACGATATTGTCCGTTGCGGGCGAATGACGCAGGAAATCGGTCCCGCCGCCGCCAAACCCACGTTCGACCAGGTCCGTGCCTAACGATGCCAGTCCGTATTCCTTCGCGACGCGCGGAATCGTTCCGCGGCCGCAGGCCGGGTCCCACACCACACCTGAGAACGGTTCGGCGTCGAACAGTGCGCGGACGGCCCAGGGAGGCTCCACATACCAGTCGTTCGCATTGCGGGCGAAGCCACTGCCACGGGGATTGCCTTTGGCCTTCCCCATATCAACCCCTGGCGCAGGGTCCAGCAGCGGGACTGGACTCGGCACCGGCTCGCCTGGATGAGCGGGCCTCATAACGGTGCCATGGCCGGCGCCCGCGGTCATCTCGGTGCATCCCATGGCCGCTGGAATATCTTCTCGATCAGATCGGCGATATCGGCGTTGCTTTCAACGCGGTCTTCGAGTGTGAAATTTTCGATCATCACGTCAGCCCTTTCGGCACAGTCACCAGCGCCGGCTTCGGGGCGGATGCCGCAGCGATCGTTTGCGCCAAATCATGTCCAACCCTCGCTCGGCGATACAGGCCGGGCCACCGGGTGCGGAAACCGCAGGCGTCGTAATAGGCCAGCCGAGCAACCAGCAGTGTGTCCAGCAGGCGCGTCTTGTCAGGCTCTATTCGCAGGGTGCCCAGCGTTTGCATCCCAACGATGCCGTCCGCCTGCAAGCCAATCGCCTTTTGCAGCGCCTTGGTGGCGCCGCCTGAGCCGAATTGGAAATCCGTCCAGAACACATCGATTCCGTTCGGCATCTGGTCCGCCTGAATGCCGTTCCAGTATTGCGCCCGTGAAAGCGGCATCAACGTGTCTTTCGTCTGCGCCTTGAACCCGGCCAGCGACACGTCGGTGATGCCATGCAGCGGCGCGACGCGCACCCACATTGCCTCTGTCCAGCCGTAAACCGTGGCGCCACCGGGATCGCCTTCGGTGATGTGGAACTTCTGGCCGTCATTGTCCGGCTGTTCGCAGAAATCATACCAGGACTGGAAATTAGCGGCGGTCATCGTTGTGTCCTCGGTTTCAGGGTTGGTTCGGAATGGCATTCAAGACGCGAATTCCGAATCAGGATCGCGCGTCGGCCGCGCCACGGCAGGCAGGTGGTACCGGTACCGCCAGGCCAGTCGGTTGATGTGCGCAAGCTGCTGCCCCGTCAGCACATCGGGATCGACGTGACAGGTGCTGGCGATGAACCGGCAGTGTTCCGGCCGCATGGCACATTTCATGTGCCGCAATGCCGACATCCGCATTTTCATAAACAGCGCCGTGGACCGGTCCAGTCCGAAGACGCTGCTGATCAGGGTGCGTTGGTATGTCTCTGGCGGCGCGTCCCACAGATCCGGCGCGGTGACGGTCACGGCTTAATTTCCAGCAGTATCTCACAATTCTCGATCGGAAAGCCGGCGATTACGCATAGGGGACCAATCAAATGCATGATTTTATAAAGCTGATCCCTGTAATAACCATCCGCATCAAGACGCGGCGTATCGGGATACGCATTGGCATCTTGCGGATAAGCCGTTCGTAATTCCTCCGCCTCTTGCTTCCAAAGCAAAAGAGCATCAGGCGAGAGTTTCACTCGAACATAATCGTGGATGTTGAATGTGATTATTCTAACTGGATCGGCCATCACAAGCCCTCACCGCCGGTAAAGTCCTCATAGCCTGGGCCTTCGAAGCGGCCGTGCGTGTGGTGCCCCACCGCTTTCGCCATCGGGTCCCCAGCGTCCACCACGGCGATCGACGCCGGCTTCTGCTTCGTATCGACAACGGGCACGATCGTGCATTCGCAACGCGGGTGGAACGGCGCGCCGTCGCCGGCCACGAACTCATCGTCCACCGGGATCGCGCCCTCGGCCACGCAGGCGAGGCAGACCGCGCAATGCGCCTCATTTGGCCCCAGGATGGCGCGCTTGTTGATCTTGATGCCCAGCCGCGCCTGCATCGCGCGCCAGCCGATCAGGTTGCCCTGCACGCTGGATTTCTTCAGTTCATATTTCGCGATGACTTCCGCCCGCTCAGCCGAGAACGCCGCCGAATTCTCGATCGCCGTTTGCACCTGTGCGGTGGTCAGGCCGTCCCGCTGCGCGGCGACGATCGTGGCCCGGATCATATTCCGGGTGGAAGCCTCCACGCCGCTGACCAGTCTGGCGGCCTGATCCTCGGCGTAGGCGATGGCACGCGGATTCGCGAGTTTGGTGGCATCGATCATCGGCGTTGCCGATTTCTCCACGATGCCGGCCACCATCGGCTGCACCTGGTCAATCCCGGTGGTGACGTTCGCGACGGCGGCTTCGCGCAGCACGGCGGCGGTCGCGGCCTGGATGGTTGCCCAGTCGGCCGAATTGACAGCCGTGGCGATGGCATCGCCGAGTGCGTCGGATACCGCCGCGGCGGCCCCCGGCGGCGTGACGGGCTTGCCTGGATGCACGGTGTCGCTGGATGGCATCGCAGCCGCCATGTCCTCCGCCGCCTGTGCGGGGTCATCGCCGGCCGCCTTCGCCATGATGGTGAACTTCGGCAGTGAGCGGACCAACAGCCAGCTGATGACCGGTGCTTCCATCGCCAGCCAGTCCTGCCACGCCGCCTTCAGGCGTGCTTCCGGCGCCGCGCGCTTGGCCATATCTTCGGTGGCGGCTTTATCCGCGGCATCCTTCGGCGCCTTGCCGCCCGCTTCCTTATCCAGCGCCGGGCCACCGTTGTGACCGATGCCGGCTTGCGCGGTCTGGCCGGGTGGCGCCGTTTCCTGAAGCCCCGACTCAGTCGCCATCTCATCGCCCTGAAGGAACGGCGCCAGCGGCACCACACCGGTGCTGGTGATGACGAACAGCCGATCGCCGCCCGGCACGGCGGCTTCGCCGATATCCTCCCTCGCCTTGTTGATCGAGATCACACCCTTTTCGAGATAGACCGCATTCGTCTGAGCGACGACCAGCGGATCGGGCTGATGCTTGCCCTGCCACACGAATTCCAGGTCGGGAGACTTCAGCGGCCCGCGCAGGCAGCGATCGACCACTGACTTGATCCACTGTTTGGTGGGCACCCTCCCTTCATCATCGGCTTGCTCGCCGGCAATTTCGGTCGTTGCCCGGTTCTGCTGCTTCACGGCCCACTGATTGGGCACGTCCAGCGCGTAACAAACCACCCGCGCCAACCACTCGTCGAATTCGTCCTTCAGCACGCCTTCCTTGGTCTGGATAAACGCCTTGGCGATGCCGGCCGGCACGAAGCGGAGCTTGCGGCGCTGACTGAGATTGTCCGTCAGCATGCCGTCGAAATAGTCCTGAAATTCGGTGATCTGGTCGATCGTCCAGTTTTCCGGCACGCCGCACAGCGCATCGGGGACGGTGCCCTCGGTGTAGTAAGTCAGCTTGTGCATCGCCCGGCGCAGGCCGGTGTTGATGGTCAACACGATCTGTTCGACCGGTCCCATCGCATACAGCCGATGGGTCATCACGTTGCGGGGAAAATACAGCAGTTCCTCGGCGTTATAATTGTCCGCCGGAACGCCATGCAGAAACTGTTGAAAGGCCGGATCAGGCGCCATCGGCCTGCGTCCCCAGTCGTCAATCAGCGGCTTGATCGTTGCCCCGTCGATCGGGTCCAGCGAGTAAAGATCGCCGCCGTTGGTCCAGCGCGGGTAGATCGTCGCCGCATCGATCTCCAGCATGTCGTTGATCAGCATCCGCGACCACTGATCCCAGTCGTGTTCCTTGTCGGGAAACTCGAAGAATTCAGTGCACAGCTTGATGCGTGCCACTTCGGCCTTCGGCTTGCCTTCACGGGTCTGGATCGCCCATTTCTCACCGACCAACTGGTTCTTCCGGGTCTCCATGCAGATCCGCA